CATCTGTCATTGGTGCGGAGTCCGTAAACCTTTATGCCTTCCCAAAACTCTTCTGGAGTTTTGTATTTTGACATTAGTTCTGGATACTCGGCCTTCATTTGTGGAAATATAGACTGATACTGAGTCTTGGCTGCTTGTGTTACATCGTTTTGATTTCTAGCAATAGGGAATCTTCCCTGACTTTTAGCATATTTAGCAATGGATTTTTTTATCACTACTAGTGCCTGTTCGCCAGTAATTTCTTTGAGTAAGGCTTTTGCCTTAGGTTGTTCGGTTGCTTTAGATTTTGACACGTCCAAACCGATTACTGCCTTTACGCCAGTAATGTATTTATTCTCTATTTCGTAGACACCCTTAGGGATATATTTATCATCGTCTACTCGAATCTTTGACCAGCCGTAGCGGTCGCTGCCTATGAATATTCCATAGCCAATTGACTTATTTTTTACCCCCGGAATTTGTATGTCGAATTTTACTGGACCATACATCTCTACCCATTTGCCAAGTCGGTCTCTTAGTTGGCGACGCCAAGCCCCCTTATTAGCGCCATCATTAATCATCGGTTGGTCTTTCTAGGTAGTCTTATATAATTTTACACTGACTGTTGCCTATGTATTCGTGAGAATAACTCCAGCGGTTAGGGTCTATCTGCCAGCGCATTATGCGTTTGTTGTCCGAGCCGTCTGGACGTTTCATATGGTTCTTAGACGTAGGTTTCCAAACAGATGACTGGTCTCGATATCCACCTAGGCGGGGGTGGCTGGTCTTTGAGAAATAACGTTTGCCGTTATCAATGTAGTGCTGAGCAACGGCTTCAGATAGTTTAGGTCCTAGTCCAAGACCCTGATAGTCAGGGTGAATTACTAAGCGATGTTCTCTAAATGAGTTCTGCACTGTGCCAGATGGATATGCCATAGACGCAACAAAACCTACTACTTGTCCGTCCCAGACGCCCAAATAGCATCGTGCGCTTTTGTTGAGCGATTCGGAGAGATAGTGATATTGAGCGAAGTGATGCCAAATCTGGTTTGAGCAAGGATGAATTTCGAGTACCAATTCAGGTCGCCGAAGATACCTCCCAGACGTCCACTCGCCACGGTCAGTGTCGATAATCCAGTCTGGCTCCAAGTATTCAAGAATGTCTCGGTGGCAAGTTGCCAGCACGATACCTTCAATCTCGTTTTTTCTTACGTATCTAGCCACGGCATTAGAAGCAGCCTTAGCAACGTTTCTATCAATAACAGAAGTGAACTCGTCAATGTGCGCGAAGTCGTGAAGTGAGCGTGCTAGGTCTGCTCTAAATTGTTGTCCGTTAGATAGGACTGAGTATGGTTTTACCCACTCTGGCACTGACATAAGCCCAGCAGCAGAAAGTTTTTCACTAGCGTCTACAGAGTTATCAAAGTGAGAAGCGATAGACATTTCGTGCTTCCACTGTGGCTTTGGTGTTATCTCGCCATCAAACTGAGCAAGAAGTTTAGATTTACCAGTGCCAGAAGCGCCCACGATTACGCCAATTCCCCAAGACTTTGGCAGGTCTTCTGGAAGCAGGTATGGATAGAACTCTTCAGTTCCATCTGATTGGTAGTCGAAGGGGCGAATCAATTCGCTAGTAATCTCGTCCATCTCCACCTTAGAAGTGAGCGGTGTGTCCGAGCGTTTTAGCGGTTTCCAGTCTTCTGTCATAGAAATAGCCTAGCATTTTAGGTGCGACAATTACTATGTAAAACCTTGCTTTCTAAGGAACTTGATGAAACAGAATAGCCAAAACACCAATAACAGCAACGTATGTCAAGACTGTTTGGAGGTGTTTGTGGTGGATTCTCTAGCCAGAGTGTGCGAAATGAAGCACGCTGGTGTCGTGGTGGTAAAGGCCATAGATAGGCATAAACCAGAACTTAGGTCAGTCAAAGACGCTGCTTAGACTATTTCTCTCCAAAACGCTGGGCACATATATTTATTGCCAGATACGATTGGTCGAGATTCGTGGTAGAACGGCTCTACTGACGGAAAAATTACTACGCTTCCAGCCTCTGGCTTTATGGTGACACCTTGATATTCGAAGTGTAGTTCCCCGCCTTCATATTCGTCGTTTAGGTAAAGAACCGCTGACATAATCGGTTTTACTCTTGGGTTGTCGCCGTAATCATCTACGTGTTCCCCCATGCTGGAGCCTTCTGCGTACTTAGAAATACTTAGCGCACTTGGTTTAGATATGCCGAGACCGTTTTTTCTGGCGTAGTCGTTGCCGACAAACAGTAGTGAAGTGTAAAAAATGTCGTAGATAAGTTTGGCGTCTACCGTAGCAACGTCATACATTTTTGAGTTAGTACTCATTTTCCAACCTAGGTGGAAGTCTTTATCGTCTGATGCAGTCCAATGCTCCCACTGGGTAAGTAAATTACCTTCGCCTAAAGTTGGTTGGATTTGTTCTAGCAAATCTACTAATTCTTTACAATTTACTATTACATTTTTGTAGTAGAAAATCTTGTCTGCAAAAACTTCTAAATTAGGCATCTTTATCCTTAGAAATTAGTCTTACTGTATACGTAGTAATCAAAATCAAAGTAGTTTCTTAGTTGCTCTAACTGCTCTTCGGTCAAAGATTCGTATAGTTTCTTAGAGTATTTATTAGTGAATACTTCTGCGGGATGGTTTTTTAGGCTTTTATTGTAGTGATTTGTGTCATTTACATCTAATACATCTGGATAAGTGTCTTCAGTGCCTATGTAGTCGTGGAGTTCTTTTCTCAAGATGGAAAATTTTTCTTGTGAAAATTCTTCTAGTTTTATGATTTTGTTGAACTTAGCGAGTTGTGCGTCTATCTCGGCTGGAGTTTTGTAGTAGTCATATTCTGAATCTACTGCTTTGTTTATATTATCAACCCCGTCTTCAAACAAACTAATGGTCATAAATTTTCCAAAGTTTTTTCTGGACACAAAGTAGTCCCACGCTTCACCAAATGTGAGTAACGACTGGTCTATTTGTTCATCTGATTTTAGAAGTCCGTTGGGGTCTAAGCAGATTAAGTGGCAATACTGGCTAATTCCTCGGGCTATCGGGTCTCTTAAAGTTGTAAATACATAAGAGTTTTTTGTAATTTTTTCTGAACTAAACCCAAAATGCTCGACCTCGAAAGGCGATTCTTTATGCCCTGATAGGTGGCTCCCAAGTATGCGGTCATCATAGACGAGTCTTTGCTTTAGTTCTCTGCCACCAGTTTTTTGGATATGTAGGAAATAGATTGTTTTTTCACCAGACTGAACTTCTTTTATAGGCTTTAGGGTTTTTTCTTTTTCGTTTCTTTCCTTTTGCTCAGCCTGTTGCTCTCTTACTTTTTTGATTTCCTCTTCCCACTCGGCTTTACGCTCTTCCGAATACTCGGCATCTGCGTAGTCCCAAAAAGAAACCATTGTGTATCTGGTGCCACTAGTTATCTCGGTTACGCCGTGAATGTTTTCGTGTCCACCTGGAAAAGTTATAAACATCCCAGCCTCTGGTCTAATGCTGATGCCGTGGTCAGGAAAGTAAAGTTCTCCGCCTTCGTAGTTGTCGTTCAAATAAAGAATTCCAACATACTTATTGATTTCAAAAGCATTAGGGTTGCCATCGTGGTCTGAGTTGTCTGAGTGCGGGTTGGCGTACGCTCCGACTTCCCATTTTTGAGCGTGAGAAGTGTTCGGTCTAACTGCTCTCCCGTGGGTTTCTTCCACAGCACTTTGATATCTACTTTTGATGTCTCCGAAGTAGTTTTCTGTTAGCCCGTAGTTAGTGGCTAACTTGTCAATCGGTGAAATTCCCATCCCGTAGGATTCAAAAAACGCAACGTCGTTCCAAAGATGTCCCATTGACTCAAAGTAGTCAATTATTTTTTGTATGTCTTCTTTGGGGACAAAGTTCTTATAGCCAACTATGTCGTGCTTAAAAACTACAGTTTCCATTACTCTCCCCTGTGCTTAGTTATGTGCCAGAAAAACGGGCAGGTATATCTAATACCAGACTCGATTTCCGTTACTCCGTGGACGTAATTCATATCGCCTGGAAAAAAGTATGCGGCGCGTGGCTTGGGCTTGATAGTTATGCCTTGTAGTGGAAAGTAAAGTTCTCCACCAACGTAGTCGTCATTTATGTAGAAAAGACTTGCCAAATCGTAATAAGGAAAGTCATTTGGCTTTCCTCGATTGTCGCCTTCGTGCAATTCTTTGTCGGCGTGTGGGTGCTGGAATTGACCTGGCAACCATCTAACCATCGCTGGGCTGGTGGGGTTAGCCTCGACTTTAAAGAAATCTTGGATTATCGGCTTAAGTCTGGCAACCAAAGTGTCAATTATTTTTGGAATCTCTGGGTTAGCATCATACAAAGTTCTGCCAGTTGCTACTCGGTCTTTCCAATACTCTGACTCATAAATAACCACTCCGTCTTCGTTGTAGTGGGTCTCGGTTTTGTCCCAAGCCTCGTTGGTTCTAATGAAGTCGAGCAAAGTCCTATGCTCTTCTTCAGTCATAAAGTTTTCTAACTCAACGATGTTGTCTTTAGAATCCCCAAAAAATCCAGACGGAGTTATGGAAACTGGCTTTTCCTGCTCGTTGTTTGTCACATCTTGCATTATTTGTATGTCCTTCTCTCCCAGACTTCTCTTTGATAAACGCCACCGTTGGGGACTCTATATTTTTTGGCGTTATCCATATTTTTTTCGTATAGCAACTCTGCTGGTTCGATTATAACACTTGATTCCCAATTTTCTCTTTTGAAGGGGATTAGTTGGGCGTATGGAGTTCCAGCAGGTAGGACTCCTGTAAAACCTTTGATTAGAAAGAATGGCATTGTTCCGGGCAGATTTACCTTATCGTTGTCAATAATTCCGTTAGTGGTGATGAACGGCAACTCGTATCTGTTTAGCGGAGTGGTGTAGAGAACACTGTAGCCTTCTGGGACTTCTACTGCCCAATCAGCCCACCAAGCAAAGTGCTGTTCTGAGTAACCGTCTGGGTGTCTAAATTGAGGTAGGGGGTCTCTTTTTGTGCAAAAATCTTGATAGTTAGGGTCGCTAACTCTTACGTCTGGGTTGCCTTTTTCGTCAATAAAAAACTCTATGTCGCAGGGGGTTTTGTAAACATAACCAGAGCCCATAACGTCGTAGATGGCAGGACAGCCCTTCCAAGTGACAATCTTTCCGCCGTCTTGTCCAATAAAATCTTCACCAGTGTGCGGATGTTTGTAGTTTCGGTCAGCATTTTTATACCACTCAGGTATGGTTTTTATAACTGGCTCTGGCTTTGAAATGCTATTTTCGTCTAGCCAAGGTCGGTTCGATATAAATTTAATTTCTGGCATTCTTAGTGTTGTCCGTAGTCTTTAGATTTATGTTTTTGACTTCGTGGCTACCAATCTTCACACGATTTTCGTCAGTGGCGTTTTTATAGAAATTTGACCATTCGCCTTGAAAGTTGTGTTGATGAACTGCGTTTCCGTATTTTCTTTTTGCATCCCAGTGTTCTTCGGTGAAATTAGCGTCTTCGACTACAATTTCGTAAGTTTCTAAATTACTAACTGACATAGGAATCACCGATGCTACGGGCGTTCCTGCTGGAATAGTTATTTCAACGTTAGGTCTAGTTATTCTCCAAGCAAGGGGAAGTTCACTGTTTAAAAAAGAAGTGCTAATTAGTGTAGTGAAGCACTGGACACCATCAATAAATTGATTAGGCACTGGCATAACCAACATAGTTGTATTTTCATCTGTCTTAAAATACAGGTTGCAGTGAAAACTTATTGTGGCATTTCTTCTATTAGTTGAACAGTATTGGCTACCAGACAAAATCTTCACATGCTCGCCCGATGAGTTGGATATGCCATCCCAAATAAAGGTTATGTCTTCGGGAAATGAGATACCCCAGCCCATTCGGTTGGTGAGGGTTATGGGAAAGCAATGGTAAGCGTGTTTAATGTCAGTGGCGTCCATCCAGTCTCTAGTAACTGGTAGTTGCCTTATGTCTGATGCTTCTTTTCCTGTGTCTGCCCTTAGCACCTTTATTTCTGGCATTAACTTCCTGTTTCAGTAAGAAACTCTGGCTTGTGATACTTGTCTGAGTAGTCAGTCATAGTGACAATAGAATACTTAGTTCCTTCAGTTACTGGCATTGCTTGATGCGGATACATAAAGTTAGATGGGAAAATATACAAGTCTCCAGCGCGAGGCTTAATTTTTAGATTTAGCAATCTAAAGTAAAGTTCTCCGCCTTCATAGTCATCGTTTGGATAAGCAACCATCGAAACTACGCAGTTATATGAGTAGCCGTGGTCGTGATGCTCCATAAAGTGCTGATTCTTCTCGTATTTGATGAAGTTCATCGCTTCCCAGTAGCGGAGTTCGCCGATGTTTAGTCGACGTGAGTAGTCCTTTAATGGATTGATTTGTCGGTCGTAAACATCTTGCCAGAGTGATTGTAGTTTTATAGAGGCATCGCTAGTGTCTCGCGCTAAGTCTGATTTTTTAATCTTGAAGTCGTAGCAGTCGCGATACTCTGGCATCTTTTGCTTATAGCCAACTAAGGCTTCTTGATAGGAATACTTAACATCTGGATTGAGAATTACATCTTCCAGTCTTTTAGCAACTTCTAAAGACTCTGGAATTACGTCTCTATAAACATATATGCCAAATCCAAGTTCTTCTACGGAAGACCAAGTCTGCTCTTCAATTTTATAATAATCTTGGATTCTTTGACTTTGAGTTTCAATATCTGATTTGTCCATTTTTACTCCGTCTTGTTGGATGAAAAAATGCTATCACAAAAACTAAATTTTAATGATTACTCAAACACGCCTGGAAAATATGGTGGAAAGAAAGGCGGGAAAAATGGCGGAGCAAAATATGGTGGGAAAAATGGCGGGAAGAACGGTGGGAAGAACGGTGGGAAAAATGGTGCCACTGTATCCACAGAATTAGAGTAAGCAGAGTAAGTAGAGTTTCCATTGGCGTTTTGTGCCAAAACTCTATAAGCATTGGTAGAGTTTCCCGCACCTTCTTGGGTTACGGTTACTGACGTAGAAGCCGTTGAACCGCTCTTGCCGTCATCGCACTGCCAAAAATAGGTACTGATTGCTTTTCCACCGTTTGCAGGTGGCGACCAAGTTACTGAATCTTGGTCCGCAACCGTGGAAGACGCGGTGGGGGCTGATGGGGTCGCTGGAACAGTGGTTGCTGTTATAGAACTAGATGGAGAAGACGGAGACGAGTTTCCGCTAGTGTTTCCAGCGATTACTGTAAAAGTATAAGCAGTGTTAGAACTAAGTCCAGTTACTGTGATTGGAGAAGACGCGCCGTTTACGGTTATGCTACCTGGAGTAGAAGTTACGTAATAAATAGTCGCTGCTGGTGAGCCACCTGGTAGTGAAAAGGAAACAGTAGCGGCAGCGTTTCCAAACGCCCTACCAGTTCCGACGTCAGTAGCGGATACGCTAGTTGGCGCTGATGGCTGTAGAAAGTCGTTTTGTTGTTGCGACTTTCTTCCTGCTCTTTTGGACATCTAATTTCTCCCGTATTACGCTGTCAAGTCACCAAATACTAACCAAGTGTCTGTGGCTCTCTTGAGTAGTGTAGCAGAGGACCATTGGGTTCTAAGTTTTAGACCAGGGGTTGCGTTCACAGTTACTCCAACTGCTCCAGCAATAGTTACCTGACCAGTTCCAGTTTGAATGATATCGATAGTGGTTCCTACTGGATAGGCTACGTTGGCGTTAGTTGGAATAGTTACTGTTTTTGCAGTTCCATTGCTAACTTCAATAATAGTATCTCTCTCATTTAGGTTTGACAGAGTATAAGAATCTGTCTTAGCGGAGATAGTAGTAATCGAAGGTACGCCAGCCTTGGTCTGAGTTGCGTCGCTAAACGCGATTCCAGTTGCCGATACCGTGACTAGGTTGGTAAACGTTGGAGCATCAAGCGGTGCTTTGGTATTAATTTGTGCCTGAACGTTGCTAGTCGCGCCACCTAGGTAACCGAGTTCGGTGATAGTTACGCTAGAAGTAGCAATCTTTCCAGTTGCGTTAGATACAACAACGGTGTTGGCAGTCAAGTCAGAAGAAACTACCGTAGTAGCAGCACCAGTAATTGTTGCTTGCTTAGTGTTTATCTGCGCTTGTACGTTGCTCGTAGAACCAGCCAAGTATCCAAGTTCGGTAGAAGTCACTGATGAAACTGCGACCTTACCGCTAGCATCTGACACAACTGCGCGACTTGCAGTCAAGTCTTCAGTATCAATCGTTGTAGCAGCACCTGTAATAGTTACTTGCTTAGTGTCAATTTGCGCCTGAACGTTGCTAGTGACACCATCTAGGTAGCCAATTTCTGCGCTAGACACGTTTCCGATTGCCGTGTTTGCTGGCAACGAGGTGCTAGTGGTGACGACAAGGTTAGAAGTGTTTACAGTAGTTGCGTTTGCTGTAGTCACTACTGCTGAAGATGCTTCCACTGTTCCCAATAGAAGAGTGTCGTAAACAGCGCCAGTAAAGTCAACAGAACCAGTTGGCTCTGCGGCGACGTTTGAGAACAACTTCCACTTGCTGTCAGTGGCGTCGCGAACGATTCCAGTGTGAAGGCTAGTGCCAGTGTTGTAGTTTGCGAATAGACCCAAGTCAACTAGGTTTGCTGGGTTTCCTTCACCGATGTAAATTAGTGGGTCAGTTACCACTAGGTCGACAACGTTTACAACCGCGGTGTTGCCAGTCAAAATCAGGTTACCTGCTAGAGACAAGTTTCCAGCGATGTAAAGGTCTTCACCGATTCCAGCGCCACCAGCGACTACTAGTGCTCCAGTGGTCGTAGAACTCGAAGCGGTGTTGTTAGTGACATTTACACTTCCAGTAAAGACCGCTCCAGCCAGATTAGCCTTAGAGTCCAACTGAGTCTGAATAGCAGATGAGACGTTATTTAGGTAACTAATCTCGGT